AAAAGTAGACAAACACAACAGTGTAATCGAAAGAGTTTACCATCTTGAAACGCAAGATGCTGTTATTAATGAAGAAATCAAAGTTGTAAATCATAGACTAACTGACCTTGAAAATAAATAAAACGGAGGTAATATGTATGAAGAAAATTACAAATTGGAAATCGTGGGCAAAATGCGCAGGCGTAAGAGCAATAAAAACCGTTGCTCAAACAGCTATTGCAACCATTGGCACAACAGCGGTGATCAGAGAAGTCGATTGGGTTATGGTTGCCTCAGCAAGTGCATTGGCAGGTATTTTATCAATTCTTACCAGTGTTGCAGGCTTGCCGGAGGTCGATAGCGAATAAATCATTTTCCTTCATAATAACGCCCCAAAAGATATTATGGAGGTAAAAGTATTGAAAAGTTTTATAGGCTGGATAGGTGGCAAAAGTCATCTAAAAAATCAAATCATTTCGCTTATTCCCAATGATTGCACTCGCTACATTGAAGTATGCGGCGGTGCAGGTTGGGTATTGTTTGGTAAAGAAAAAATCAAGGGTCAGATGGAAGTTTTCAATGATATTGACGGTGATCTGATTAACCTTTACAGGCAAATTAAGCATAATTGCTCGGAATTGCAGTCGGAAATCGACTGGCTGCAATCCCGTGAATTATTCAATCAGTATCGTTATGAAATTGAAAATCAAATTAAACTTTCTGATTTACAGAGAGCGGCTCGTTATCTGTATCTTATTAAATGCAGCTTTGGCAGTAACCGCAATTCCTTTGCAACTGCCACGAAATCAATTAATAATATTATTGATGAGTTGCCTGCATATAAAGAAAGACTAAAAAATGTTATAATCGAAAACAAAGATTTTGAATTACTGATTAAAACATATGACCGCCCCAAAGCTGTGTTTTATATAGACCCGCCATATGTAGCCTCAGAACAATATTATAACAAGAAATATGTAACATTTAATAAAGATGACCATATTCGTTTAAATACTGTTTTAAAGGCGATTAAAGGGCGTTTTATACTATCATATAATGACTGTGATTTTATTAGAAATTTGTACAAAGATTATAATATCAGAAACATAAGCAGACATAATTTACTTCCGATTACAAGTGGAAATCGTGAAGAATTCAAAGAAGTTATAATAACAAATTACTAAATTAGTAATAATATTACATATTTATGTAAATAATAACGCTTTAATGTATTATATTACTTGGGGCGTTATTATGATTAAGATCCATTTATCTACAATCCTCGGCAAGTATAGGATGACACAAGCTGAACTTTCAAGAAAGACAGGCATCAGACCTGCGACTATCTGCGACATCTATAATGAAATGTGCGATAGAATTAATCTTGAACATTTGGATAGAATATGCGAGGTTCTGAACTGTGATATTTCAGAATTGCTCGAATATCAACCAAATAAGATTAAAAAAACAGGCAAAAACCTTATTGTAGAGCAAAATGGACACAGAAAAATGAATAAAAAATGAAAATACCCACGCAGAAAAACCAAATCTGCGTGGGTATTTTTTTGCAACATTATACATTTTTACAAAAACGCACTTTTTCTATTTTATGCGAAAACTTTTCTCGTTTTGTGCGAAAAGCAACAATTGTTTGTCAACCCAATGCGTTGAGCAAGTTTCTTTTGCTTTCTCGAAAGCAGCTCGTGCTTCGTAAAGTGTAGCGAATGTGCAGAGAACTTTGTAACTGTCGCCCAGCTCTGCCAAAGCAGCGTCTTCAAGCTGCTTTGCTGATAAGGTAGCACTCTTTGCGTGAACTTCACAGTATTCTTTTCTGAGTTCGTATTTTTTTCATGTTAAATCTCTCCTTCGCAATATTATCGAGCTTTTCAATGATAAGTTTTTCAACATATATAGGCGGTTTGCTCTTACCACCCTCCCAATTCTCGATTGTTCGCAGCGGAATTTCGAGCAGGTCGCTCATAGCCTGTTGCGTTAGTCCTGCGTTAAGTCGTGCGTCTTTGATTTTCATAGTGAAAACTCCTTTGTTTGTAGTCATCCCGAAAGACCATTTACGAATGCAGACACAATAGTTAAGAATTTTGATGTAAACTTTTTTTCTTTCAACAGATCGTAAAAGAAAAGACATTCATGATTCGCTGTTGCGCTCAGCTGGAGAATGTCGCAACACACATCGTCACGATCGTGGCTGCTTATGTCTTGAGAGATTTTGAGTTTGAGGGCAGCTAAATCATTTTTATTGCAATTCTTTGCGATGCATGTGCCGTCCGCTTTCGCTTGCAGAATAAGCTCTTCAAGAGTCATCTGAATTGTGCAATCAATATCGCTTGCTGTAACTTTCAATGCTTGCGCTATCTTGTTGATGTTCTCTCGTGAGATAGTAACATTGCTTGTTGCGTCAATGTTCTCCCAGCGAGCCATCATCGGCTGGTCGCAGCCTACTCGCTCGGCCAATTCGGCTTGAGTGAAACCACAAGCTTGTCTAAAATCTTTGATGTTGTATTTGTACATTTATAATTCCTCCTTAAGCGAGCGGAAATTTGTATCCGCTCGCTTGTATTTAGTTACATAAAGTTAATGATTGTATCGATGTATTTATCAATGTCATCGTTTATGTCGAATATTTTTATATCATTATTTTTTCTTCTTTTGTATTTATCTTTGTAATAATCTAAGTGAGAAAGAAAGTTACAATCAACATCGCACATCATATGTGATCTACCGTCGATGTTTAAATCATAAGTAGATGTGAAAGTGAAAACCTGCTCAAAAAATTCTTTCTTGAGTACGAGTTTGTCGTCTTGAATGTACTTGACATACTTATTACTAACTTCTTTAGTGTAAGAATTGATAATATGTGCTTTCCCAAGAAAATCTATTACTTCGTCTTCCGTTTTCCATGACACATAGTATCTGAATCGAGATTTATCGTTTAGCAGTGCAGGAATATCCTTCTGTTCTATTTCGGCCGCAAACGGTGAGAACTCTCTATCAAACTCGTATGTGAGTTTGATAGCTTTTTCACTGTTGAGGTATTGTTTGATATTGCTGTAATCCGTCATGATAATAACTCCTTTATTTTAAATTTAATTTGATAAACACATATTAACACATAAAACACATATTGTCAATAAAAAATTATAAATTCTCTATGAGGGCTTTTTGTGTTTTGTACCCAGCAACGAGTACACCATATGCGCCTGGCATATGCACACCAAACTCGTCAACTTGCAGATAGAGGAAGTATTTTTCTGATCTGTAGAGGTCTGCTCTATCGCAATCAGTGCGAACTTGATAAATACGATTTGTCTTTTCGTTGAGAGTGTTGATTGCTGCGTTGATTTTGGCATTTGTGATTTTCATAGTGAAGACTCCTTTTTAATTATGTGAGATGTTGTTCATCTCTTATCTTGATTACATTATACCACCATAATAGTGGGTTGTCAATAGTTATTTTGAATTTTTTAAAAATAATTTTTAAAAAATATAAACTACGAATAAACTACAAACATTTATTTGTAAAGCAAAAAGTGCCGATAAACACTGAACTTTTATAAATAAACATCTTGACTGTTAATCATGATGTCACTGGTTCGAGCCCAGTTGGGGGAGCCATAACAGAGTAGTTTTTATAGCTGCTCTGTTTTTTTGTTATCTAAAAGTTTGTCTAAATTACTATTTTTATTAAAATATGTTGAGACAAGATTTATATCAATTAAATTTTTGTTATAAATACTTTCATAATCTACAACAATCGGTGCTATTACTTGCTTATTATTTACGGATAAATCAACCAATGCAATAACTCTATGGGTGCTGTACCTGCTCGTTTTATCAGTAAAATCAGGGGCAACAATAACCATAAGCGGATCAGAAATTTTATTATAAATTTGCTTAACAGCATTGAAGCCTAAATTATGATAATTAGTATTTTTATTGTACCGCCCCTCATTTTTCGCCCTCGCTTCTGATACAGCAACAGAATATATATGTTTTTTCGTCATCGCAACAGGCAGCGAATTAAATCCAATATCCTGTAACACCTTTGGAGTTCTGCCCATAATAACAACATCATTTGAATTGTATGTGTTATTCTCTATTTGGTCAACTTTATTTTCAAAATCATCTTGCATAATATTTTCATCCGTCAAATACCCTGCATCACCGCTATTAGCAAATACAACATCTTTCCTGTCAATGTCCGGACGGATGTTTTTTCTTTGCTCTG